TTGAGTAATGGACGAAGAAACATTAGAAATACTTACTGGTTTAAACGCTGCACAACCATTAACACAGCAAGTAGATTACTCAGGGTTTATGCGTGATTTTCAACCTGTTTTAAACGACCCTAACTTATTTGTACCACAACAAGGTTTATTACAAAACACACCTGTATTAGATACATTGTCAGATCTAGATGTTATGCAACAAAGACCACAATCTTTGTTAAATATGATTGACCAATACCCAACACTTGAAAGAGATTTTCAAAGAAGTTTTGCAGTAAGTCCTGACACATTTAATATGAATGTTTATCAACCATTACCTTATGATGCAGCTTTATATGAAAGTTTAGTTAATCAGGGTAGTAGCACATCTGGTGGTATTGATTTAACAGATTTAGGTGCTGCTGGTTTAGTTGGTGCAACAGCTGCTAGTTTACTTGGTGGTGATGATGATGATAATGGTGATAATGGTGATAATGGTGATGGTACAAATGAAACTGGAGGTATTACAACTGGAGGTATTACAACTGGAGTTGGCACAGTTATTCTAGGTTCTGATAATGGTAGTAACGAAACTGATAATACTATAATTAAAGATGACATTACAGTTGGTAGTGGAAATAATACAGTTGGTAGTACATTGCTTGTAGGCTCTACTAATGATAATGTTGACGGCTCTACTAATGATAATACTATAATTAAAGATGACATTACAGTTGGAGGTGTTGGTTCAACTATTAATGGCACAGGTAACAATACTATTATAAATACAGTTCAAGGTAGTAGCGATAGTTCTAATGGAAGCACAGACATTATAAAAGATGACACAACAGTTGTTGATGGTTCAGGATATATAACAAAAGATGATGCTAATGATATTGTTCAATCATTAATTGACTCAAACGATATATCATTAACTGATGCTGCTTCTTTAGTTGATACAATAAATAATACAAACGTTACTTTTGGTTCAGCTCTTTTAAATGGTTTGACTCAAATTAAAGGTAGTTCTACAGCTGCAAATAATTTAATTACTAAAGCACAGACAGGTGTTAGTAGTTCACTAGCAAATTCTTTATCTAATACTTCACTAGCAAATTCTCAATTTGGTGTTCTTGATAGTGTAATAGGTTCATCAAATGCTGTAAATTTAGATGGTACTTTAGTTGCATTAGATGGTAAATTATCAGGATTATCTCCTACAGGTATTAGCGGTTCAGGTGCAAGTTCTTTTGGTTCATATTTTGATGAAGCAACAGGTGAATATTTTACACAAATTTTAGATAGTAGTAATAATCTTGTTTGGGTAAAAGAACAGGCAGGAAATTTTAAAGTAAACGAAGGTCTTACTTTAGATAGTAAAACAAACACTCTTGTTCCAACAAAAGTAGCAGATGTCAACTTAACAGTAGATGCTGATGGAAATTTACTTAATACAGGTGCTGAAATAGTAGATGACCCAAGACCTTTAGTTGATAGAATAGGTAGTGGAATTAGTGATTTTTTAACTAACCCAATTAATGAGGGTTTAGGTGCTGCTGGTTCAGCATTAAATGAAGCTACAAGTTTTACAGGTGCAGAAGCATTATCTTTAGGTGGTGGTATTTTATCAGGTTTAGATGCAATAGAAGAAGGCAATATTTCTAATGTTTATAATACAGCTGCAGGTTTAGGTGGCTCAGGTTTATTAGGAGGAACAGCACAAGCTCTTGCAACTAATCCTATTACAATAGGACTTGGATTAGGTTTAGGTGTAGCTCAAGCCTTTGCACCGCCATCAAGTGGTAAAACTGGTTCAGGTGCTTATGATTACAATACATCAACTAACACTGAGTTTGGCATGGCAGGTGATAAATTTAAACAAGGTCATGTTGATACAGCATCAGCAATTTCACAAGGTATTGGTCAAACAGTTAATAAAATAGCAGAAGAATATGGTCTAAATGTTGAAGGCGACCATTTAGTAGAGTTTGGCAGAGAAAGACCATTAAGTCTTACTTTTGGAGATACTGATGAAGAACAAACAAATACAAATAGATTAAATTATAGCCCTGAAACTGGCGATATTACAAACAGTAATGATGATATTACTAGATTATATTATAATGATGGTTCTGCTCTTGCACAAGATGTTATTAGAGGTACAAATCTATTATCATTAAAAGCAATAGCAAATGATGAAGATACTATTAACATGAAAGATTTTGCTATACCATCATTGATAAAGCCTGTCGAAAATTTTATGTCATTACAAAAAGAAACACCTATAACTTATAATACAGGTTCTTTATTAGGCAGTACGTTACAACCTTCATTTATTAATGATAATTTAATTTTAACAGATGAAGAAAGAACAAGTTTATTAGACAAAGGTTATACAGATGAGCAACTTGATGCAATATTATATGGATAACTAAAAAGGGGAAAAAATGGAAAACGAAGGTAAATTAAGACAAAATTTAGATAGAGGTGAAAAAGCACAAGCTCTATTACGAAACGAAATTTTTATCGAAACTTTTGATTTTCTTGAGAAACAATACCATGACGCATGGGCAAATTCTTCTGTAGATCAAAACGAAGCTCGAGAAAAAATTTTTATGATGTTGCAAAACTTACAAACTGTTAAGCAACACATAGAAAGTGTGGTCATGACTGGCAAATTAGCCAATGACCAATTAACCAAATAAGACCAAGCGTTAGCAGTCAAACAGGAGAAAAACATGACAGACGACAACCCTACAGGGAACGAACCTATCAACATGGCGGAAGCCACAAGCCTACTTCTTGACAGGCAGGAATCAGAAGATAATCCACAACCGAATCAAGAGGCACAACCAGAGTCAGAGGTTGAAGAAACCCCTGATGTTACAGATACAGAAGAACCAACAAGTGAAGAACCTGATGAGGCACTTGAAGCTGTTGAGGAAGATGTATCGGAAGAATTAGATGAAGAAGAAGTATCTGAAGAAGAAGCTGAGGAATACGAGGAACAAGAATACTTTACTGTAAAAATTAATGGTGAAGAAAAAGATGTTACCCTTGATGAACTAGCTGCAGGATATTCAAGACAATCTGATTATACAAAAAAGACAACTGAGGTAGCTAATCAAAGAAAAGAAGTTGAACAGTTACAAGCAGAACTTTTACAGGAGCGTCAAGCTCTGCAACAAGGATTACAACAGTTAAACCAACAGTTGACATCACAAACATCAAACGAGCCTACAAAAGAATATTGGGATCAACTTTATCAAGATGACCCATTAGAATATGTAAAGCAACGTGATGATTTTCGTGACAAAAAAGAACAATTAGCACAAGTAAATGCTGCACAGCAGCAATTAGCACAGCAACAAGCTCAAGAACAACAAGTACAGTTTCAAAAACACTTGGCTCAAGAGCAAGAAAAGCTAATAAAAGCAATTCCTGAATGGAAAGATGCAAAAAAAGCTGAAGCTGAAAAGGCTAATATGGTAACATGGGCAAAGAGAGCAGGATTTACTGATCAAGAGTTAAATCAAGCCTCAGACCATAGAGCTATTGTTACAATGCGAAAAGCGTACTTATTTGACCAACTTCAAAATGAGAAACCTCTTGTTAAGAAAAAAGTTAAAAAAGCACCAAAGATGACAAAATCTGGTAAAAAACTTGTTAGTAAAAACTCCTTGAACAAAAGTAAGGTTGATAAAGCCTTTAAAAAACTAAAATCAACAGGTAGCATGGATTCGGCTGTTGATTATCTTTTACAAAAATCCACATAGCCTAAAAGGAGTTAATTATGGCAGTATATAAAACCGCAAACGCCATTGGTGAAAGAGAAGATTTGTCAGATGTAATTACTCGTATTGACCCAGCAGAAACACCTATTTTTTCTAATGGTAAAAAAGTAACAACATCAGGCGTATTTTACGAATGGCAAGTTCAAGAACTTACAGCAGCAGCTGATGATAACTATGTTGCAGAAGGAGCAGACTATTCTTATGTCAATCCAACTGTAACTACCAGACTTGGTAATTATCATCAAATCTCAGTACAAGCAGCATCAGTATCTGGTACACTAGATGTAGTAGATAAAGCTGGTAGAGATAAAGAAACAGCTTATGTTAAGGTTCTTAAAGGACTAGAACAACGTAGAGACATTGAAAAAGCATTATGTAAAAATGAGGCTCGTTCAGCATCAGACCCAAGAAAAGCAGGTAAAATTAGTTCTTATATAACTAATGTAAACCTCGTATCACCATCTACAACACCAACAGGTGATGGTAGTGATGTTTCTGACAAAGCTGGTACTAACGCTGCACTTACTTTAGCTAAAATAGATGCTGCAATGAAACTTGCGTATGATGATGGTGGACAACCTGATATGTTAGTTGTTTCACCTGCTAATAAAGTTGCGTTTAGTGACTTATCAAGTGGTTCAGTTGCAACTGCACAATTACAATATACAGCACCAAGAGATATTGCTATTATTGGAAGTGTGTCAATGTATCTAACTGACTTCGGTGAGTTAAATGTTACTATAGATAGGCAAATGCTTAATGATACAATATTCTTATTAGATAGTGACCATTATTCAGTTGGTTCATTACCGAATAGATTATTCTCTGTATCAGATGTAGCACCTACTGGTGACGCTACTAAGTTTGCTATTGTTTCAGAATGGACATTTATTCCAACTGCACCAAAAGCACACGCTATGGTTACAGATCTAAGCACATCTTAGTCTAACTAAAGAGGGCTGTCTTTGAGGGCAGCCCTCAAAAACAAGAGTAGATAATGACAAAAAAAATTATTGGATATGACCCATACCAAAAGAAAACAACATATTTTCATGGTGGCAATAATGGTCAACATCATGTTTCAGTAGAACAAGAAACAAAACATATTATACAAAAAGCAAAAAATTTAGATATTGATTACAAGCCATACGATTTAGTAGGCACACAAAAACACATGAGGCAAATTGCAGAAATACCTGCAAACTTATATTTTGAATTAAAACAAAAACTTGGAGAACCAAAACATAACAAAAAGGCATGGGCTAGATGGCTTAATGACCCTGATAATAAATATTTTAGAACAGGTGGTGGTAACGTATAATGGCAATTACAACTTATTCAGAACTTAAAACAGCTATTGCTGATTTTTTAGCAAGAGATGATTTAACAAATGAAATAGATACTTTTATTGATTTAGCTGAAAGCCGTATATCTCGTGAATTAGAAACACGTTCACAAGATACACGAACAACACTAACAACTACAGCAGACAATGCCTATGTATCTTTGCCAAGCGATATGCGTACTATTCGTAATGTAAAAATTATGAATAATCCAAGAGTTACATTAAGGTTTTTATCACCCTTACAAGTAAAAAAAGAATATGCAACTGCAGCTACTGGTTGTCCTAAAGTTTATAGCGTTATTGGTGATAATTTATTCTTAGCACCAATACCTGACTCTACATACAATATAGAACTAACCTATAAAGGCTCTGTAAGCTCTCTAAGCGACAGTAACACTTCTAATACTATATTGACACGCTATCCTGATTTATACCTCTATACGAGCTTATTTCACGCTTACACGTTTTTGTTAGATGAACAAAGAGCAACACAGTACGAAGCATTAATACAAACAATGTTACAACAAATTAGAGTAGATGATGAAAAAGGTAGTTATGGTGTTGGTTTAGAGATGCGAAGCGTATATGGAGAATAAATAATGGCAATGAATACACCTTTTGGCGAATGGTTGCCTGACCAGCCTGATAACACGAGCGGAGTAACAACTGCAAAAAATGTTATTCCTGCTGCACGAGGTTATCGTGGTTTACAAGATTTATCACAATATAGTAATGCTGCTGACAATAGATTAAGAGGTATCTTTGCTGCTAAAGACGACAGCGGTGATCCTAAGATATTTGCAGGTGATGTTACAAAACTTTATAAGTTTACTAAATCAAACTCTAATTTAACAAATATATCAAAAGCAGGTAATTACACATCATTAGGTAATGAAGATATATGGAAGTTTATAGACTTTAGTGGTTTTGTTATTGGTGCATCAGGACACAACAATATATTACAAGTATATGACAATGGTACAAGTTCTGCTTTTGCTGACATATCTGGTAGCCCTGCTGCTAAACATATAGCAGTTGTTGGTGACTTTGTATTTACTGGCAATGTTAAATATGGCGGTACAGCATATCCTAATCGTGTGTATTTTTCTTCTCTAGCGTCACATACTGGTTGGACAATAGGTACAGACCAATCTGATATACAAGATATATTTGATATGGGTGATATAACAGGTATTGTTGGTGGTGAATCGGCAACAATACTATGTGAAAAAGGTATTGTGCGTGGTTCGTACGTTGGTACACCTCTTATATTTCAGTTTGATAAAGTGCAAACAGGGTTTGGTTGTAACTATCCTAACTCAGTAGCAAATGTTGGCGAAACAGTATTTTATTTATCAGATGATGGTTTTTATCAGTTTGACGGACAAAGAAGTACACCTATAGGTGCAGAAAAAGTAAATCGTTTTTTCTTTGATGATTTTACCATAAGAAACAAGGGCAGAATATCTACTGCTGTTGACCCTACAGAACAAATAGTTGTGTGGTCATATACATCAGGTAGTTCTAATGATGATAACCCTGACAGATTATTAATATATAATTATGCGTTACGAAGATGGTCGTATGCAGAGTTAGATTGTGAGCTTATATCACCATTTATGACTATTAATTATACACTAGAAGAATTAGACGCTATTAGCACATCACTTGATGGTTTACCTGCATCACTTGACTCATCAATATATATAGGCGGTCAATTTATATTTGGTGGTGCTAAAGATAAAAAGTTACACACTTTTAGTGGTATAAATAAACAAGCACTAATAGAAACTGCTGATTTAGATACATCTAATGGTCGAGCAAGTGTAATAACAAATGTTATACCTTACGTAGAAATAGTAGGTGGAACAACACCTAGCATTACTGCACAAGTATCATCACGATTTAGACAGGTTGATGAAGATAGTTTTGGTACAGCAAGTTCATTAAATTCTGATGGATATTGCAATGTTAGATCAAAACAAGGTAGGTATCATAAAATAAGATTGAATGTATCAGGCACTTGGAAGTATATACAAGGTGTTGAAATAGAGGCAAAAACAACAGGTAAAAGATAATGGCTGACAACCAGTATAAACGATTAGCTCATCAAGGTGGCAACCCTAGACAAGTTGCTGAAGTTGTTAATCGTATATTAGACGGAGGAATAAACTCTACTGGTAGTGTTACACTGCAAACCTCATCTACTACAACAACAGTAAATGATGTTCGTGCAGGAGAAAATAGCGTTATAACTTTTATGCCTAAGTCTGCAAATGCAGCCGCAGAACTTACAGCATTATTTATATCAGCCAGAACAAACGGCTCTTTTACGATTACGCATAATAGTAGTGGAACATCAAGACAATATGAATACATTATCATTGGATAAAAAATCGTGGCTAAAGTCACGTAAGTATATTTTAGAAGCGTTAAAAAGAGGTATTGATTCTCATAGTGAAAAAGATGTATTCTATGCAATAGCACGAGGAGATGCTCAATTATGGACAGGTCAAAAAAGTGCTTGTGTTACGGAGATAGTAACATACCCTAACTTTAAATCTATACGATTTTGGTTAGCAGGTGGGGATTTAGAAGAATTAAAAGAAATGGAACAACCTATTTGTGAATGGGCTAAGTCTATTGGTTGTAAAAATGCACAAATAATTGGTCGCAAAGGGTGGTCAAGAATAAAAGATAAAGACAGAGCTTATGAAGAAGTAGGCACAATATCAATGAGGAGTATATAATGAGTTTAGGTGGATCAGAGCAAACAGGAGTACAGACAACAACACAGTTGCCTCCTTCGTATGTATTACCGCAATTAGCTTTTGGAGCAAATGAAGCACAAAGATTGTATAGTGCAGGTACTGGTTTTGGTTATTTTCCAGAAAATACAGTAGCAGGTTTTAGTCCAGAACAACAAATGGCTATGAACTTGCAAAGAAATAGAGCATTATCTGGAAGCCCTATAACAAGAGAGGCACAAGACCTTTCATTAAATACATTGCGTGGTGATTTTTTATCAGGCAATAATCCTTTTTTTCAACAAGCTGTAATAGACCCAATTACAGACCAAGTGCAAGGCACATTTAGTCGTGCTGGTCGTTTAGGTTCTGGTGCTAATCAAAATGCTTTAACTCGTGCATTGTCAACACCATTAATGCAAAATTATGAAAACGAAAGACGAAGGCAAAACGCTATGTTAGCTAATGTACCTGCTCTTGCTAACCAAGATTATACTGATTATGCAAGATTAGCAGCAGTTGGTTTAAATAGACAACAACAAGCACAAAGACAAATTGAAGCTAATAAAGCTCGTTTTGATGCTTTACAAGCTGCACCACAACAAAGATTAGGAACTTTCTTAGGAAATCTTAATGCTGCTGCAGGAACAGGTATGACACAATCAAAACCTTTATATGAAAATAAAAATGCACAGGCTTTATCAAATACAGCAACTTTACTTAGTATATTAAAAAGTCTTTAGGAGTAAAATATGAGTTTGTTAGTAAATCAAAACGAAGAAGAAAAAAAGAAAGGTTTAGGCGGTCTATTAGGTAAATTAGACAGTCAAGGTTTATTAGCTTTTGCTGCTGCGTTACAAGAACAAGCTGCTCCTTCTACAACACCACAAGGCGGTTTAAGATTAGCTGCACCTATGTTAGCATACAAACAAGCGAATGAACAACAAAAACAAAAACAGGCTTTAAATCAATTATTTACAGATAGAGGTATACCTTCTAATTTACCACCTGAAGTTGCATTAAAATTATTAGGAAATAACAGACAAACAAAACCAAACTTTCAAACATTTCAAAATACATCATCTCAGCCAATAAATATAAATGGGCGAATTATTGAACCTAATGGTACTTTTAATATAGACTCAAATACATTTTATGAACCACAAAATAAAGGTATAGTTGACGCTTTTAATAAGCAGATAATAAAGCCATATACAGAAAAAAATAAAAATCAACAAGTATCTTTTAAAAATTTTACAAATGTTAGTGGTGACGACATTACATTATCAGATGGTACAATTATTAAATCTGGAGAAACTACAGGATTAAATGTTTCTGATGTTTATTCTGACCCAAATAGAAAAGAAACAGTAAATAAAATTAAAAGTGGAAAATTAATAGAAAGCGGTAAAATAGACATAAAAACTAAATCATATTTTAATAACACAGAAAAACCTTTAAAATTAGCAAGTGGTTATGAATTACAGGTTGGAGAATCAGTTTCATTAAATTATGGTTCACAAATTAAAAATAATGAACTTATAGCTAATAATCAATTAGGAATTTTTGAAGGCGGTAGAGCTACAAATAAAACAATATTGCAAGACCCTGAGACTGGAAATAGATATGAACAATTTAATGTTGATGGTAGAGATTTTGTAAGAGATTTAAAAAAGGGTGAAAAATTATCATTACAACAATTTAAAAAATTGAATAAAAATTTACTTTCAAGATTAAAGCCAATTACTACAACTGAAATTGCTGAAAGAAGTGTTAGAAGGGGAGATTTAAGAAAGGCATCAACAGACTTAGTAACAGAATTTAATAGTTTACAAGCATTAGCACGATATGGTTCAAGTGTTGATAAAGCTGGGCAAGGTATTAATTTTGTTGTTGATTCATTATCTAGAAATATAAACACAATACTTGATAGCGAGGGTTTAACTGAAGAAGAACTTGCTGCTGGATTAGCTGAAGGTCAGCAAGAAGGTTTACTTGGTAAATATCGACTTGAAGTTGTAGGTGGCGGTGTAATGACAGAACAAGATGCTCTTAGGGTTATTAAGGCTATAGGTCGAAGGGGTGCTTTAAGAAACAAAGAAGAAATGAAAATAATTTTAAGTCAATTTTTTAAAGATAAATATAATAATTATGAAAGAGAGGCTAGATTTTTTAATACAGCAATTAAAGACCAACAAGATGATGCTTTTATGCCTTTTCCTGAATTTAAAGATTATAATAGTATGTTAAAAGAATTAACAACAATAGCTAAAAATGAACAGTTTGGTACTAATTTAGGTAGTGAAGAATTTGATTAAGGACATAATATGGCAAAAAGACATTTAACACACACAAAAACTAAAAAGAAAATAACAATTTATGTGCCTAAATCACATGAAGATAAATTTGGTAAATTGCAAGATAAAGATAAAGGATATAGTTCTCAACTTGAAAAAGATTTTTTAGTTCAATTAGTTAAAAACCCAAAAAATATGCCAAAAGGTTATTATGCTTCAAAAGGTAATTTAGATGATTTTGGTAAAGCATTAAAAAATTTACCGAGTTCTGGTATGCAATTATTAAAAGATTATGCAAATATAGTAATACACCCAATAGATACAGCAAAAAATATTTTACAATTAGGCAAGGGCGTTTTAGAACTTGCTGTACCAGATTATATTTACAAATCTGACGATCAAGATATGGCAATCGCTCTTGGAAGTTATTTTAAAGATAGATATGGCTCTATGGCAGGTTTTAGAAAAGCTGCAACATCAGACCCTGCTGGTATATTAGCAGATGTTAGTATGATATTTTCTGGTGGTGCTACTGTTGTTGCAAAAATTCCTCAACTAGCAGGGCAAGCAGAAAAAATTAATAAATTTGCAAGAGTTTCAAATAGATTTGACCCTGTAATTGGAGTTGGTTTTGCTGGAAAAGAAGGCTTAAAAGCAGGGGGAAGTTTTCTACCTGATATAGCTGGTTTTCCATCAGGGGTAGGTGGTGACGCATTAAGAATAAGTTATCAAGCTGGTCGTGAAGGAGGTCAAAATCAAAAAGTTTTAACTGAAAACATGAGAAATCAAAACCCAAAAGCCTATGAAAATATGGCAGATTTAATTAAATTAAAATTAAAAGAACACAAAGATTTAAAACAAGCAAATTATAGAGAAGGTATGGGTTCACTATTACTAGGTACAAAAACAATACCTCAACCTGAATTTAACAAAATAATAGATGATATAATAAAAAATTTAGATGAATCTACAACTTTTAAAGGTAAAAATAAACCTAAAGAAAGAATAATACCAAGCGATTTACCAGTAAGTCCAAGAGTAGATAAGATACCAGAAGAAGGTATAGATATGCTTAGAAATGAAAAAGGTATTACTGCAATTAATGATATAAAAGATTTATTAAAAGAATTTAGATCAAATCCAAATTTTCATACTGTAGAGTCTTTAGATGTATTAAAAGGAATGATTGACGACTTATATCCTTCAAGAGCAGCAGGTGAATTAGGTGATTATACAGAAAGTCTAATTGCTCAAACAAGAAACAAAATTAAAAATAAAATTGTTGAAATAGAACCAACGTATGCAAATGTAATGGCGGTTTATGAACAAGCTCATCAACTAGAAAAAGAACTTATGAAAGCATTTTCAGTAAATAACAAGGCATCAATAGACCAAATATCAAGAAAATTATTTCAAACATTAAGAAATAATCAAAATACAAATTTTGGTTCAAGATTAAATACATTAAAACAATTTGATACTGCAGGAGAATTAAAAGCCGCTGCAGCTGGTCTTGTATTGCAAAGTCCAACGCCTTTAGGTTTGAGAGGTGCTGGTGCAGGTTTAACTGGTCTTTATGGAGTTTCAACTGGTTTAACTGCACCAGCATTAGGTTTATTAGCAGCGTCAAGTCCAAGATTAATGGGTGAAGCAAGTAATTTAGCAGGTAGAATTGCTGGTACTGTTAATCAAATGTCACCATCACCACAAGTAACAGGTTTATTAGACGCAATACCAGAAAATATAAGACAAGGTGTTTCTGATACAACACGAATTTTAAAAAGACCTTTAACGGATTTAACTCTATTGGAAGCTAGAGCAATAGAAGAAGAAAATAACTAGGAGTAAAACATGGCAAAAACGAAAATATCACAGTTTGATGCAACCGCAGCAAATAATACTGACTTAAATAGTATTAGTATTGCTGAGGGTACAGCACCATCTAATATTAATAATGCTATTCGTGAACTTATGTCACAACTTGCCGATCTTAATTTAGGTAATGAAGTATTATCTACTCTTAAAATAGACAATTTACACCTAGATGGTAACACTATTGTTA